AGTATCATCCGTGGGTCGTGGACCTGCACGATACCCAAGCCCCCTTCAATTACATTATGAAGGGCGCTCAGCTAGGCGTCACTGAAGTCGCTATCAATCGCACCTTCTATCTGATCGACCAGATGAAGCGGGACGTGCTCTACGTCCTGCCAACAGCACTCACTGCCGCCGACTTCTCCAAGGCCCGGTTCAGTATCGCCCTGAAACACAGCCCTTATCTGGCCGGCATCTTCACCGACACAAACACGGTCAGCCTGAAGCAAGCCGGCAATAACACCCTCTACATCCGAGGTTCACGGGGCGATAGCAACCTAGTCTCGATTCCCGTCTCGGAGTTGCTCCTGGACGAAGTGGATCGGATGGACCAGAAGCAAGTCTGGCTGGCGCTGGAACGTCTGAGCGGCCAGATGAAGAAGTGCGTCTGGGGCATCTCGACACCGACGATTCCGAACTTCGGAATCCACAAACTGTTCAACCAGGGCACCCAAGAACATTTCGTGTTCCAGTGCCCGCGATGCTCGCAGCGGACCCAACTCGTTTGGCCGGACTGCATCGAGATCATTGGTGACTCGATATATGACCCGAGGGTCAATGAATCCTTCCTGAAGTGCCGCGAGTGCAAGGGACGGCTTGAGCATCAAGACAAGCCCAACTGGTTAGGCAACGGGAAGTGGCAGGTATTCGCCCCAAACGCGAATCCCGACTTCCGCAGCTTTGCGATCAACCAGCTTTATAGCTTCACGGTGACGCCCGGCGAAATCGTCGTGGCCCACTTTCGCGGCCTCGGCGACGAAGCTGCAAACAAAGAATTTCACAACTCCAAGCTCGGACTACCCTTCATTGGTGAAGGCGCTCAAGTCACAGATGGACAAATCGACGACGCAGTTAAACCCTACACAATAAGACAAGCTGTCCGACCGAAACGTGGTCGAGAACGACTTATTACGATGGGTGTTGACCAAGGCAAGACTTCATACTGGGTAGTTTGCGAATGGTTTGTGGATCGTTTTTCAAATGATCTCAATGTCGCAGCCAAGTGTAAGATTCTGGCCTTTGGCAAGTTTCTTGACTACGATTGGGCGCAACTCGACGAATTGATGGTCGAGTGGCAAGTTATGGCCTGCGTTGTTGACGCCGACCCTGAAATCAATGAAGCCCGGCGGTTCGCTAAGAACTATCCTGGCTTCGTCTATCTGTGTCGCTACCGCAGCGGCAAGGTAGGTAAAGAAATTGCAATCAGCGAAGAGGATACTTATGCCCCTATCGCTACCGTTGACCGGACAAACTGGATGTCAGCGAGCCTTGGTCGCTTCAAGACACAACGAATCGAAGTTCCGGCAGACATCACATTGGAATTCCGCGAGCAATTGAAAGCACCTGTCAGAACCTACGAGAAAGACACGCACGGCAACCCCGTAGCGGTTTTTGTTGAGACTGGCCCGGACCATTTCGCTCACGCTTTCACTTATTCCGAAATCGCCCTCCCTCTGGCGGTCTCGATCACCACAGGCCAGGACGTTGGGAAGTTTTTGTAATGGCAACCACAACACAAGCTCCCCTCCGCCTCATTGACTCACGTCACCCTAGCTTCTTTTCGGGTTGGACCGATTGGGAGAAGTGGCGATTGACTTACCGGGGCGGTCCAGAGTTCCGCGAACGCTATCTTCGCAAGTTTGACTCACGAGAAGACGACACCGAGTTTCAGGAACGAAAAGACCTGACTCCTGTTCCGTCCTTCGCCAAGGCCGTGCTGAATGAAATTCGCAATGCGATTTTCCAGCGGCTAGGTGACGTGGTTCGACGAAACGGGACCGATGCCTACCAGAAAGCTGTCGCAGGCGAAACTGGTGGCGTTGATCTGCGAGGATCGTCGATGAACTTCTTCCTGGGCGACAAAATTCTCACCGACTTGCTCGTGATGGGCAAAGTCGGTGTTTACGTTGATGCCCCGGAGATCAATAACATCCCCACACTAGCGGATGTTGGTGATCGGCGTCCGTATCTCTACAGTTACGCTGTGGAGGACATTTTGAATTTTAACTCGTCGAAGCCTGAAGAGCCGAGCGAGTTCAAGTCCATCCTGCTCCGAGATACGGTGCTCAACTATGACATGCTGACACTCCTACCATTGGACTACACCCAGCGGTTCCGTCTTGTGTATATCAATCAGGAGACGGGTTTCGTGAATGTTCAATTCATGGACCCGAACGGTGACAAGATCAGTCGGGATGGTGAGCTTGGCGGCGGTCCTGTCGAATTGAAAATCAAACGCATTCCTTTCGTTCTTCTGGATATTGGGGACAGCCTGTTGAAGGATGTCGCCGAGTACCAGATTGCGTTGCTCAATATCCTATCGAGTGACGTGAGCTATGCTATTCGGTCGAACTTCCCGTTCCTTGCCATCCAGCGCGATCCTCGCGCGGCCGGCGGACACCTGAAGTCGGCGGCCACTGATGGTTCCGCCCAGACGGGCGGCCAAGGTGCTCAAACAGAGATCATGCGAGTAGGCCCGACCTACGGCAAATACTACGACAAGGATACGAACAAGCCCGAGTTTATCGCTCCACCTTCTGAGCCGTTGCAGACCAGTATGGCTCTACGGAAGGAAATGGAGCAAGACATCCGCAAGCTGGTCAACCTGTCAGTACAGGGGCTTGCGGGTCGGGCTTCGGCAGAGTCGAAGTCAATGGACAACCAAGGACTAGACGCTGGTTTATCTTTCATCGGTCTAATCCTGGAAGGTGCCGAACGTCGCATTGCCGATTTCTGGGCTTCCTACGAAGAGCGAGAACCCACAAAGCGGAAGATCGCTTCGGTTAAGTATCCCGACCGGTACTCACTGAAGACTGACAAGGATCGAATTGAGGAAGCCAGTAAGCTGGCCGAATTGATCGCTGCTGTTCCGAGCCGTATCGCCCGGAAGGAAATCTCTAAGAACTTCACTCATGTTCTGCTGCAAGGCAAAATCAAAGTGGACATCTTGGACAAAATCTCCGACGAAATTGATTCTGCTCCGTACACGACAAGTGACCCGGACACCATCATTAAAGCTCGTGACGCTGGTATCGTTGGCGACCAAACCGCTTCTATGGCTCTCGGCTTCGAGGATGACGAATACCTCCAGGCTCAGAAGGACCATATTAAGCGTGCCCAGGAAATCGCAAAGGCTCAAGGCGTAGCCAAGGCTGAAAGTGATCCTGGTGCTCGTGGTGTTGATGACTTGTCGGCCGATCCCCAAGCTGCGGCTAAGGAAAAGGCTGAGAGTAGGAACACCGATCTGAAAGTCTCAACCAAGAAGCCGGTTCGCGGCGAAGGTAAATAAGCATGGACATCCAGAAAGAAGCCGTTGAAGAATTCTTCTCCGGCCACGCCGTCATCGGCTCAACCGCCGTCAAAGCCGGCATCCAACGTCGTTGTGTCAAGGGAGTCTATCTAAAGGCCGACCTTGGCAATACCGACAATGTTTATGTCGGACACGCTGAAAGCGTTGCTGCTGGCGGCTTCTTGCTCGACGCGGGCGAGGAAGTTTTCATTCCCATCGACTCACTCGACAAGGTGTGGGTTTACGGCGGGGCCGCCTCGCAAGGGTATTCCTTCATCGCAATCTAAGCGACATCAACGGTTCAACAACTACATTAGATAACATCTAATGTTTAATAGCGAGAAACAAACATGGCACAATTTGCCCGACCTTCTGTGGACACACTCAACGATAACTGGCAAGAGGATGACGGTGGAACTACCGACATCTTTGACCAGATTGACGAGTCTGTAGCCGACAATGCGGATTTTATTCGCACACAATTAACTCCGACCAGCGACGTGTATGTTACCAAACTTACGACGGTGGAAGACCCGCTTCTTTCAACGGGTCACGTAGTTCGGTATCGCTACGCTAAGAATGCAGCGGGCGGTGACGCAATTGACTTGATTGTTCAACTCCGTCAAGGGTATGTGAATGAAGGCACACCGGGTACGTTGATCGCCAGTGCTTCGCATAGCGGTATCTCGGAAACCTTCACCGACGGAACGATCAACTTGTCCGGCGCTGAAGCCGATGCAATCACCAACTATGCAGACCTTTATCTGCGATTTGTTGGTAACAAACCATAATGGCACTCAAAGCTGATCTTGTGGCGTCCACTAATGCCGCTATCGCCGTAAATTTAGCGGCACGTCAAGCGGTGGTCGCATCAGAAAGAGCGCGCATCATCGCGGAAGTAACTGCTGTAGCGGCCTTGGGATTCTCCGAAGCAATTTTTGAGTTGACCGGAGTTTTGACTAACGACCCCGTTGTGACTGATCTCATCAGTTACTTTACGTCTGAGAGTATCACGATTCAAGCCCAAAATTCTGGTGGCGGGCAGGCTCGTGTTCGCATAATCTGGATACCCTAACATGGCCGATAATTTTCCACTCACTCCCGGCATTGGTCGAAATGCGGCTACTGATGAAGTCACGTATAGCGGGGACACATCGGACGTGCAACTTGTGCGACCAGTTCTTGTCACAGGAGCCGAAGGCAGTAAAACCGTCGTTGAATTGACTGGAGATACCGCCAACGGCCTGGATGTTGATGTCACTAGACTGCCATCGTTGGTGGCTGGTGATGCTAATATCGGCAATGTCGATGTTTTGACAATGCCAGCTATCACGGGGGCGGTAACGGCTAATGCTGGCACCGATCTCAACACGTCAGCCCTAGCCCTGGAGTCTGGTGGCAATTTGGCCGGGGCGGCGACAAGTCTTGCCCTCATGGATGACTGGGACAATGGTGCCAGCGATGGTGCCAGTGTTTCTGGGGATGTCGCGCACGGTGTAACAAATGCTGGCGAGCCGATCCAGGTAGGCATGGAAGCCATCGCCCACGGGACGAATCCTACTGCTGTTTCAGCGGGACAACGAACAAAAAATTATGCCAATCGTGCTGGTATTCCCTTCCAGATCGGTGGGCACCCCAATGTCATTACATTGGAACTGGCTATCACCGGTTCTCAGACTGATGTCGCCGTTATTACTGCCGGGAGTGGGGTAAAAATTGTCGTCACACAGATTCAAGTAGTGACTGACAACGCGAATACTGCGTTCCCTCAAATCCGAGTAGGCTTCGGTGCAGCTAATACACCAACGACAACTGGCGTAGTTCTCACGCACCCCGGTCTGCCTGCCGGTGGCGGTGTTAGTCGTGGTGACGGTAGCGGAATTCTTGGTGTTGGTGCCGACGGAGACGATTTGCGTGTAACATGCGGTGCTCCAACTGGCGGTAGTTTGCGAATCTTGGTCTCTTATTACACAATCGAGTCCTAAGATGGCTGTCATTACATACACGGCGGCTTCTACTGCACACATTGCTAAGACCCGACACCATCGAGTTCGAGCCTGGGGCTGTGGTGGCGTCGGTGGCGGTGCTACCGGCAATCCTTCTGGGGGCGGTGGAGGGGCTGGCGCACAGTTCGCTGTCAAGCGGATAACACTAGCTCCAGGAGTCTCTTCTACTGTTGCCGTTTCCCAATCAGTAGCAGGCACTACCACCAGTAATAATGTGGCTGGTGGCGATTCTACTTTCGCCACTACCACGGTCGTGGCGAAAGGTGGTGCTGGTGGTGCTTTGGCGTC